ATGACGGCAAAAGAAGTATTTGGAAAAGGGCTTTCCATAATGATGGAGCGGACAGGCGCGAACACCAAAAAGGTCGCGCTGTTCACCGGAATATCGCAGAGGCAGATGGACAGGCTTGCGAACGGCGAGAGCTTCCCGACAACGGACAAGGTGCTCCAGAAGCTCGCGAAGTATTTCCACGTTGAGGAATCTGACATCCTGGCGTTCGGGCTTGGTTTGTGTGGTGAATAATTCCGCTAAGGGATGGATTTATAGCGGCAAAGCGGAAAGACGCTTGGCAAGCCGGACAGACGGCAAACCTTTACAGGGGGAAACAATGAGAAAGGTTGCAAGAAAAGAAAACCGCCGGATTCTTAATCAGAGAAGAGACATCTGGCATGTGACAAGGGAACTCGAGACGGCTGACTATATAGCAGGTGTCGCGGTTGTGGTCGCGCTTATGACTTTCATAAGTTTTTTCAGAATCTGTATCTTGGGGGCTTAAAAATGGGAAAAGTATTCATAAAGAACGTAAATATCGTTCTGCCGGTGCGCGGACGTGGCTACAGAATCAGGACAGAGCACGAGCTTGGAATTGTGGACGTGAAAAAGACATACACGCTTCCGGGGCTTCTAAAGAATAGGGAGAACGTAAGAATCGGGGATTCTGTGGTTCTTCCTGAATTCTCTGTTCCAGAAACAATAATGGGCGGGAAAAACACAATGAGCTTTGACACTCAGACTATAAAAGACGTGGCGACTGTATATGACATAAAGGACGGAAAACTGTATCTGGTCTTTAACCACGGCCTTTTTGAATCTGCCATTGACAACAACAACGAGAAAGAATGGAAAGACACACAGCTCTGCGCATACCTTGAACAAGCATTTGCGCCCGCTATGGAAAAAGCCGGGATTCCAGTCTCGGAAATCTCCTTGCTGTCAAAAGATGAGTTATCCGGGGATAACCAGCTTCCATTCTTCAGGAACGGAAAAAACAGAATCGCATTTGTTAAAGATGAAGACCATACAATTTGGTACTGGCTAAAGACACCTTGTAAAGCGGCGTCTGCGGCGAGTTTCTGTGTTGCGGACGACGATGGCTATTCCGGCTACGGCTACGCGAGCGATGCGTACAATTTTGTCCGTCCCCGCTTTGTAATCGCATAACTTCAATCTGCCGGGCTTGTCCCGGCAACAAAAAAGGAAAGAAAAAAATGGAAGAAGAAAAAAAAGAGGTTGCGGAGATAACAGCGTCAACAATGATGCCTGCCACATTCAACAACCGTTACCAGATGAGCAAGATTCTTGTACAGTCCGGCTTAATGCCAAAAAGCATGGACACAGCGGAAAAGGTCTGCGTCGCATTGCAGTACGGCTTTGAGCTTGGACTGTCACCAATGGTGAGCGTGAACAACATTTCTGTTGTGAACGGAAAGCCGACACTTGGAGCTGACATAATGCACGCCATTGTACGCCACGCAAAGGAATATGGCGGCGTTGAGTGGGTGTGCCAGGATGACAAGCGGGCTGAATGTATCGTGCACCGCATAAACGCGAACTACAAGGAAGACGTGCGCGGTGTATTCACAATGGAGATGGCACAGAAGGCAGGGCTAGACAAAAAGGACAACTGGAAGAACTACCCGGCGCGCATGCTGAAGCACCGTGCGCTTTCGTATGCGTTGCGTGACGCGTTCCCTGATGTCCTTGCCGGAATATATTCACCTGACGAGATAGAGGCGGAGACAGCCCCGGAAATACGGAACATAACACCGCCGGAAGAACAGCTGAAATCCGCGGAGACAGCAACACCAAAGACAACACAGACAACGGCAGTTGTGCCGGACGAGATATTCTAAGGGGGAAAACATGAGCTGGCTTAACAATTTTTCCTATGAGGAAGGCAAACCGGTTTTCGACTGCTCAGAGGGCGTGAACCTTATGTGCATAAAGAAGGTGGAGGAAACGACAACAAAAAACGGTGAGCGCATGCTTGTTGTCACCTGCAACGTCAAGAATTCAAACGGTGAGCAGCTGAAACATTATCTGGTGGAAGGACAGTATTTTGACAAGTCGCTTTCAAGACTGATGGACTGCTTCGGGATCAAGTATACAGAAACAAATCCGCAGAGCTGGGTAAACCGCGTGGGTGCGGCGAGCTTTGACCATTACAAGTACAATCCGCAGTCAAAGAAACAGGAGATTGTACCGGACATACAGTGTCATCTTCTTAAAAAGGAAGGCTTCGAGCAGCCAGAGATAACACCAGAAACGCCGGCGCAACAGCCTATAGATGATGAGCAGATCCCCTTTTAGGGTCCGGGTGCTGATAGATGTGTTCAATGGAGAAATTGTCTGGCACGGATGACACAAGGGATGTCTGCCCCGCAACAGGAAAACTCTGTTTCTCCTACAAAAGGGCTTCCGGGGCGGTAAAAAAAAGCAGACATTCACGGAAACACTCAAAGAAGCCTATTAGGTGCTATTTCTGCCATGAATGCGGAATGTGGCACCTTACAAGCCAGCGCAAGAATCCGATAAAGGATGTTTTTGATGGAGCAAGATATGGAATGTAACAAGAAATACACAATGTTTGAGAATTACCACACCGCGGCAAAGGAGTTCGCAAATGGTGATATGGCTGTCTATGGACGGCTCATGTACATTCTGAACTGCTACGGAATCGAGAACATTCTTGTTGAAAACCTCACACCGGTTGAAAAACTCTTCATAACCGCGGTAAAGGCTTCCATTGACAAGAGCCTTGATATGTTTGAGAAGACAAAGAAAGGCGGAGCTCCAAAAGGCAACAGGAACGCGGCCAAAGACAAAGAAAATAACACAGACACACAGCAAAAAAACAACTGTCAAAACAACTACCAAAACAACTATCAAACAAACGAAGAAGAAGGAGAAGAAGAAGAAGAAATGGAAGGGGAAAGGGAAAAGGAAATTCCGGCAAACTCCCCCTCCCCTGATTTTCCTAGAAAAATCTTCGACACTTTCAGTAAGGCTGACTTGCCATGCTGCAACAATGACTTTGAAGAGTTCTGTGAAAAAGACTTTGCAAACGGCATTGAATACATCCAGGACAATATCTCCGGCTTGGAGCAGAAAGACATTGAAAAAGCATGTGAAAACTATGTCTCTGTGACAAATTCAGAGAATATGTGGTTCCGGGGCAAATTCAGCTTTGAAAAGTTTGTGAAACTCAAGAACTTCAAGGACTTTCTGCCGGCGAATTTCCGCATTGAGAACTTTCTGAAAGACGGGGAAAAACCGCCTGATGTGCATAAAAAAACAAAAGCTGTTGCCCTGCCTTCTGTCTGTTCTTGCGGGGCAAAAATCACGGAACTGAACAGATTGGGTACAAAAAGTTTTTTCTGCAAGAATTGCAGAGGGAGCTTTGAATATAGGCAAAACGCTTGGGTTGAAGATAAATAATGGCTTGGATTCAACTGGAATTTGACTTTGAAAAAAAAACAAGACGCAAGGTCAAAGTCAAGGACAATGAACTTATTGGCGGTTTGCAGAAACAGTTTCTTGATGACAGAACCAACGAGAAAATAAAGCTGGCACTCTGGGAAAGCATTACAAAATGTGCAAGAAGAATGATTTTCTGCGAGCGGAAAAAAAAGGGTTTTTATTTGTCCCCGGATGAAATGGACTACAAGGCCACGAGTTGCACGGAATACATTTTCATGCAATATGCGAAGAATCCAAACTGGAAGATGAAAACACCTTCAAGCTACATTTTCCTGAGGGTTTTGGCAGCTCTCTACAGGCATAAACGACTAGAGGAATATCTGTCTTACACAGATGAGGAACTGTAATGCAAAAAGGGAAAAAAGAGGCGGAAGTGCTAAAGGAATGTCTGTTCCTGCTAAAGCGAAAAGGCATTTTCTGCTGGAGGCAGAACACAGGCGCGTTTGAGACTAAGAACGGCGGTTTTTTCCGCTCATCAATCGCAGGTGTTTCTGACATCCTTGGGATTCTTCCTGACGGGCGTTTTCTTGCGGTTGAGTGCAAACGTGAATCGGGCGGTGTTGTTTCTGAAAAACAGAAACAGTTCATTGCGAACATAAAAGCCTGTGGTGGAGTTGCTGTTGTAGTCCACAGCGGCAAGGAACTTAGTGACTATCTGGGGGAAATATGCAGACAAAAAACAAAAACACGGTAAGAAATGCGTATAAAAAGCTGGCATTGGCATGCATAAAGGATGCAATCAAGAAAAAAGATTTTTCCCTGCTGAGCAAAAGCCCCGCATATTCAGAAAGATTGGACTTGTTATGCGCAATTGCAGAGATTGACCGCAATAAAGTCATAAAAAGACTTGAAGAAGTTCGGAAAGATAAACGCAAGTCTTCGTATGAAAAAAAGCTGGCTTACATGAGGGAATATAACCGGCGCAAATGTGCAGCAGAAACGGCAGAGGAAAGAGAAAGACGCCTTGCAAAACATCGTGAAAGCTATTACAGAAAGAAAGCACGGAGAATCTCATTATGAAAGCTAGACTGTGCGGTTGGGCTGGATGTTCCGCAATTGTATCTGATGGCGGCTATTACTGCTCAAAACATCGGATAATCGCAGAGGCAAGAAAACGGCAGCACATGGAGGAATGGAAAAACAGTGCGGCACGAGGAAAATCTGCTGAATACCACAGCTTATACAACACTAGCGCATGGCGCAGACGCTCACGCCAATTCCTTAAAGAACATCCGTTCTGTGCAAGGTGCGGAGCAAAGGCAACGATAACAGATCATATAATCCCGCACCGTGGAAACAGTGATCTGTTCTGGGATGAAAACAATCTGCAAGCTTTGTGCTGGTCTTGCCACTCAATAAAGACAAGGCAGGAGCAACGGTCAAAGCGTTGACCGGTAGGGGGTGTTTTGGTGGCGTTTTGAACGCGTTTACCATACACCCGGCAATTTTCGCGAGAGATTTACATTTTGCAGGGGGAAAAGATGAATCCAAGACTGCCGACAGAATTAAAAGCACTCAGGGGAACCTTGAACACCACAAGGGAAAAGGCAAATCCCCCGGCAGACAAGACAATTAAAGACACTTCCCTGATTCTTGACGCGTCATCTGTAAGCTGTCCGAAAAGCATAACAGACAAATACTGCCGCCAATACTGGAAGAAACTTACATCAGGCTTGCTTTCAATCGGGGTTCTTTCCGCCGCTGACATTCCGCAGATTGAGCAGCTGTGCGTATGCCTGCAAAAGCTCCGTGAAGTCCAGGAAGTCTTTTTGCAGACTTCGCCGTTTGATGAGGATTACGACACCATCCAAAAAAGATGGATAAGCCTCTCAAACAAGTTTGACCAGCTCGGCGCAAAATATTACATAAGCCCGGTTGCACGCTCAAAAATCAGGCTTGATGACCTTAACATAAAAAAGACTGAGCAGGAAATTACAAAGAACGAGAATGTACTGCAACAGTTACTGGGGAACAGAAAATGAGAGACTACAAGGAGCTTCTAAACAAATACTGCGCGGACATCCAGAGCGGAAAAATCACGGCTGGAATATATACAAAGAAAGCCATAAAGCGTTTTCTTTCAGACCTTAAAAGACAGAATTCCGCTGATTTTCAGTTTGTGTACCATCAGGAATTCGCGGACACAGTCCTTTCATTCGCGGAGAAGCTCAAGCCTTCCGACCTGAACGGAAAAGAAATACAGCTTCTTCCCTGGCAAATCTTCTGCTTCTCAATGCTTGAGGGCTGGCGGTACAAGTCCGACCCGGAAAGAAAACGCTTCCGAATGGCATACATTGAAGTGAACAGAAAGAACGGAAAAACTACGGGGCTTCTTTTGCCTCTGATTATCTTCAATTTTCTGAAATACAAGGCCTCTGAAAGCTACATTGTTTCCTCACGTGATGACCTTGCGGAAAAAACATTCAAGGAAGTAAAGGACATCATAATAGCGGAGCCAGGACTGAACGAGATTCTGGAGTGCCGCTCCCTTGCAATAACATTCAAGGACACAAGCGAGAAGTCACGGCTGGGCTTTTTCTGCGATGGCGGAAAGGACGCGGACGGTTTCAAGCCGCGTTTCTTCTGCCTTGATGAATACCACGCTTTCGCGTCTGACAAAATGCTTACATCAATGCAATACGGCATGCGCTCAAAGAAAGACGCACAGGGCGTGATAATCACAACCGCGGACACAGAGATTTCCTGCCCATGCTACGAGCTGAACCTAAAATCAAAGCGTATCCTGAACGGAACGCAGACACAGGAAGACTTCTTTGCGGTCATCTATGCGCTTGATGAGAATGACGACTACCACAATCCGGCAGTATGGCAAAAGGCAAATCCGTCACTTTATGACATAATCGACCCGTCCGTTATTCAGGCTGATATTGACGACGCGGAGCTTACACCGCACAAAATCCCGGAGCTAAAGGCAAAGACATTCGGTATCTGGGGCGGCGGCGGTGAGAAGTCTTGGATTCCGGTTGAAACGTGGCAGAAAAACAAGGACGTTGCGGTTGACTGGGAAGATTTCCGGGGCATGCAGTGTTTCGGTGGCTTGGACTTGTCGCAGGTTGACGATATGACCGCTTTCACATTGAAGTTCAGGAAAGACGGCAAGGATTTCTACAAGCACCGCTTCTATATTCCTGAAAAGACAATCTCCGCAAGATACAGAAAAGAAAACATCAACTTTCCGGCATGGATTGAATCAGGACTTGTGACGGCGATTCCGGGCGCGACAATTGACTACACATATATTATCAGGGACATTCTGGACGATGCGGAAACCTACAACATACGCGCCATAGGCTACGACAAGTGGCAGTCGCGCGAGGTCATAAACGCGATAGAAAACGAACGCCCGGACATAATGCTGATAGAGGTTGAGCAGAGCCTTAAAAAACTCTCTCCCCTTACCCAGTCATACGAAAAGACCATAAAGGACGGCCAGCTTGTAGACAACAACCCGGTAATGCTCTGGATGATAAACAATGTGGAGATTCACCCGGACGTGAACGGCAACTACAAGCCGATGAAAAAATCCAAGGCAAACACACAGAGAATCGACGGCGTCATTTCCTCAATAATGGCGCATGGAATAAGCACAAATCCGGAATTCAACCAGGTTATCACGCCAGTTGATTACGACACACTAAAGGCAATGCTATAGGAGGCAGAGCATGGGAAAAACAATGTATGAAAAATACCGCGACAAGGAACTGCCGCAGGACTTGCTTCAAATGATAGAGGCACGGCAGAACCAGGCGGAAACACAAGCAGAAAAAGATTTTATCGCCGGATTCTGGGTAAAAGGCAACATTGACCAATGCCTTGACAGTCCGAATCCAAAGAAAGTCTACATAAGCGGACAGATTACGGGGCTTGATGAAAACGAGTACAAGAAACTTTTCAACGAGGCGGAAGATATTCTTGTCGCGTTCGGATATGACCCGGTAAATCCCATTGCGCTGGATGAGGCGGAGGACACAACTGGCTGGACTTGGCACGACTACATGAAGCGCGACATAAAACTGCTTTGCGGCTGCGACTACATCTATCTTCTTCCAAACTGGGCGAAAAGCAAGGGCGCAAAGTTTGAATACATGATTGCGGATATGCTACAGATTCCGTGCCTTAATTTGCAGGATATTCAGGAGGCTAAAAAATGATAATCAATCAAGGCGATAATAACATAATTTATCAAGTGGAAGCAGACATTCCACTGACAGAACTAGCAAACTACGTTGGAAACCGTTTAGTCGATACTGATGAGTTAAGAAGATTGATTGCAAAAGTAAGAGCAAAACTAAACGAACTAGAAGTTGTTGCAAACAGGGCGATGTATGGTTGAACAAATCTTGTTTGACTTTACAGAGACACTGACAGACACGGACGGCGACACTATTGTTGTTGACCGCCTGTCAGACACAGTGAGAATAATATCACTACTTCTTAAATGCAGCAGAAAAAAAAGCCGTGAAGTCCTTGAAAAACTGCAAAAGGATTTTGACGTTTACTCAAACGGATGGACAACACAGCTAATACTTGCGAAGAACGGCAAGATAATCCATAACTTCGAGGCTCACGGCGAAACCAGCTGGCACGGCCATAAATACAACAAGGTGAATGAATGGGATTTTCGGAACTTTTTAAGCGGGAAAAAGACAAGAAAAGAAAAGTTGCCCGCAAAGGTGAAAACACTGAAAATCACCTGCACCGAAATACAGCTAAAAAAAGCCAAGCAATTATATTATGCGCATACAATCGGTTTTGACATCGGATATGCGGACTACAAAAGGTTTTATCTTGTTTAACAAGGTTTAACGAGGCAACAGAATGACAGAAGAACAATTCAATAAGCAACAGCTGGAAGAAAAAGGCTACGTATGTCCTAAAAACATATTCCACAACGAACTGAAACTATCTTGCGATGATTGCAAAAACTACAAAGAAAAGAAATGCAAAGTGTACTTCAAGAAATTAGTTCGTTACAAGGTGGTAAAAAATGATTAAAACCTATTATTCCATAACCGATAAAAAAGACATGAAAACGACATACGGCATAATATGGCAAATATTGAATGAGCTTGATTTAGCCTTGGATTTAAAAGAATGGAACCCACAGGAAGAATTGACGGCTAAGAAGTTTAAAATAACGGAAAACCGTTTTTACAGATACATTGAAATGCTTCAAGACGCAGGATATGTAAAAGGCGTAGTCATAAGAGAAGATTTAGCCGGCGGAAAAGACATTGACCTTACAGATTTAACAATAACTCTGGACGGAATTCAGTTTTTACTAGAAAACTCCACAATGCACAAAATCGCAGAATTTGCAGAAAAAATCGGGCTTACAGTCGCGGAAAGCGGCGGAAACTTCCTTTTAAGCAAACTGTCAAAATAATAAAAAACGTAACTACAAAAAAAATAGTTACGCAATAAAAACTATTCAAGGCACTTTTTAACTAAGCAATACCAGCAGTCGTTTTTTCCGTTACACCAAGAATTTTTTTTAGGGCATCTTGCAAAACCTGTGAAAAATTAACACCGGCTTTTTCAGCCTTGTAATTCAACCACGCCGGAACCGTGCAGTTTTTCTTAACCGCGCGATTATCAAACTGCCTTCGCCATTCATCTGTATCAGCAAGAACATAGGACACGGCAAAGTCTGTTTTGATTGATTTTATGTCGCTTGCCGGAGGAATAGTCTTTTTTTCATCTTCATAATGAACAAGCATCATTTCTATACAGTCTTTTGCCATTTCAAGGGATTCAGCCATGTCATCGCCGCAAGTGTAACAGCCGGGAATATCGGGAATTTTGACATTGTAACCGCCTTCTTCTGCTGGTTCAAAAATCGCTGGATAAGCATATTTCATAAAGACCTCCAAAAAAGCGGGCTTCAAAGCCCGCCGCCGATTTAAGAAAGTCCGGCTTCTTTTAGGATTGCAAGGGCTGTACCTTTCGGAATATCGCCCTTGTGTCGCGGAATAGCAACAACCTGACCCGCAGGACTGACGGCTAAGTCATGGCGTGAACCATGTTTGAGCGACCAGCCAGCCTTACGGAACTTGCGCTCAAGTTCAAGTTTGGTCATTTCTTCCTCCGTGATTATTATATTATACGCATTTATACGCATTGTCAAGATATTTTGTAAAAAACTGACTATACTTGTATGCAATATCAAAAAACAGGAATAACAGTTTCCGATGTGGCGAGGGTGCTTATTGGAAAAGGTGTTGACAGAAAGAAGTGCAATGAAGAAAAAAAAGGGCTGCCGGTGATTGTCGGCGCAAGCTCGATTGAGGACGGCGGGCTTAAAATCTCACGCTGGATAGAAAATCCATCTCCAAGTGCCGTCATATCAAAAATTGGGGACATTCTTGTTAGCGCGCAGGGAACGTGCGGAAAAATCGGAATAAACAACATCGGGGATGCGGTACTCACGGATGCGGTGATAGCAGTCCGCCCCATTCCGCCTCTTGTAGATCCGTATTTTCTTGTAATCGTCATAGTCGAGGCGATAGAGCACAAGCATATAATCCCGGAATTTCCGGAGGACACGATCGGCTTCCAGAGGCGCATAAAGCCGGAGCTCATAGGAGGAATAGAGTTCATTCCGCTAGACACATTCCGTCAGGCTGAAAATGTCCAGGCGATGAAAGATTTTGTCAGCTCGTTCAGGGAGCTTTATCCAAAAGAGAGCAAGAAAGAGAAGCATGAAAAAATGATACATCCGCTCAAAAATTTTGAAGAAAAATCGCTTGACGACTGCCTTGACGAGATTGAGGAATCTTTACGTAAGAGAAAGAAAAGCCTCAGGGAGCTGAGGGAATTCTCGGAAAGCCTAAAAAACAAACAGGCAATGAAAATAATTCAGGAGGAACTGTTTTGAAAGTAGATTCTGATGTGATTGAGATTCTGAAAGGCGCGGAGATTGACGGAAACAGGCTGCGGATTACGCAGAGGCTTGACCGCGCGATGTACCAGAAGGTGAACAAGACCATTGCGGGGCTTGGCGGAAAATGGAGTGCAAAGGAGAAGGCGCATATCTTTGAAAAGGATGTCGAGGAAATCATCAGGGAAGTCTGCACTTCCGGCGAATACAAGGACATAAAGTCCGACTTCCAGTTTTTCCCGACCCCGGCGGAACTTGCAAGAAAGGTTGTCGCCCTTGCGGAGATAAGGGACGGCGAGCAGTGCCTCGAGCCTAGCGCAGGAAGAGGCGGAATTGCGCAGTTCATGCCCGGCTGCGACTGCATAGAGCTGAATCCAGATAATGCGGCGTATTTGAGGGAGCACGGCTTCAATGTTGTTCACGACGACTTCATGACGTTCGAGCCGAAAAAGGAATATGACGTAATCGTGATGAATCCGCCTTTCAACAAAGGGCAATCTGTAAGGCACGTGACAAAGGCAATCCAGATAGCGAAAAGATGTGTTGTCGCAATCACCGACTTTGGAATCACATACAGAAACGACAAGGCGACGGCAGAATTCCGTGAGCTTGTGAAAAGCTACGGCGGAACAATCGAGTCTGTAGAAGAAGGCTCGTTCAAGGAATCCGGCACAATGATAAAGACCTGCATCGTGACGGTGCGGAAATAAAAAAAAATCGCAACTACTTTTATGCAGTTGCGATTAAAACCCTATTCAAGGCACTTCTTTACAAAGAAATGCGACGGCTTCAATCCGCTTGCCTCAATTCTTGCCCTTATCTGCTCATATTCTTCTGGAGAGCAGGAAAAGGAGAACGTCTTGTATTTTCTGCCGGTTCCGCTTCCTTTTTTGCGTCCGCCACCATGATAGCCGTAGCCCACGTACTTAGGTTTCTCTGTTGTTTCTTCCATCAGATAACCCCGAATATTTTAAGACAGATAAAAAGGACAACCGCATTTACAACGCCCTGAACAACGGCAAGAATGATTTTAGCCCAAAACGGTTCTTTTTCATTTTCTGTTGACATAAAAGCCCCCTAAGAAGTAAAATGTGAATACACAAAGGCGGAAGTACCAAGACCGCCGCCCTTGTTCCCCGTTAGCGGGTCATCAGATTAATGATGACTGCTACAAGGATTTGGATAAACCCTGCAATTAGTAGTAGTGATACTTCTTGCAGGTATTTTTTTAACCATTTCTTCACATCTTACTCCTTTTAACAAAGATTTTCTCTGCGTGGCTCAACGAACCACCTGAATATAATTTACAACATTTATCGCATTTGGTCAATAGTTTTTAACAAAAAAACGTTTTTATTTTGACTATATCTGTATGAAGTACAAAGAGACCGCTGAAGAAATCCGTTCTTTTGGAGTTGCCCATACTCCGATAGAAATCGCGCGGTTTGCTGTCAGAAGCGCAGTTTCCATTCTGCAAAAAAAAGGCACAAAAGAAATAAATGCGCTCGATGCTTTTACAGGGGACGGAGTTTTTATCAGCGTGCTGCTGGAATGCGGAGTAAAAAATATAACCGCCTATGAAATAAGAGAAAGAATGGCCTTATTGACTGCAAGAAAATTTGCCGGGCTCGCTAAAGTTGTCTGCGCGGACGCTTTTAAAAGCCGTGATTCCGGTTTCAATCTGTTTGTAGGAAATCCGCCCTATGGAAAATGCGCTGGAAGCAATGAAATAGACAGACGGATAAAAGAGACGTATTGCTCAAGGCAAAAAAATTACACTGCGCTATTTGACGCTTATGTCCGCGCGGTTCGCTGGGCGAGCGACTGCTTGGAGCACGGAGCTATAGCTTACGTAATTAACAACGGCTTTTTAGAAAACCTGAGCTTTGACGGCTTTAGGAAATCCTTGGAAGAAGAATTTGACGAGATTTATATTTTCAATCTTCGTGGAAACCACAGGACAAGCGGAGAGCGGTGCAAAAAAGAGGGAGAAAATGTTTTTGCGCAGGAGTGCAGAACAGGAATTGCAATTCTTGTTTTGTACAAAGAATAAAAAAAAGCGTAACTGCAAAAAAAACAGTTACGCCGTATTTTGTCAATAGTTTTTAACAAAAAAAACTTTTGACTATATCTGTATGAAACAATATAGTGAAAACATGGATGACAACTTTAAGACAATCTATAAAATCCTTTCTGCATTTGAGAAGGCACTAGATATTGAAAGTTTTGAGTTAGAATCAATTTCTGCGGAGAAACTTGGCATTTTAAAAGTACGGTGGACAAAATATATACAAATGCTTGTAGAAGCTGAATATCTTGCCGGAATAGAAATTCGTGACACTATAACAGGAATTGACATTCTGGAAGAAAATCCGCATATAACGCTAAAAGGCCTTGAATATCTTGCGGAAAATTCGATAATGCAACGAATGTACAAAACCGCAAAAGGAATAAAAGATCTGATAAAATAAAAAAATCTCCTGACAACTCTATAAAACATCTTGAAAAGGTATTGACCAAAACAAGATAATAATGTAATATAGAATCATCAGGAGGAAAAAGAAATGCAAATGTTTTTTGACATTCTTACAATTCTTGGCTCTATTGCAAGTATTGTAAGCCTTATTCTTTACTTAATCAAGAAGTAAAGAATAAGAAGGTGGGAAGTTTTCCCACCTTTATGTCAATTTTTTGGAGGCAATTATGGAAGAAGAAAACAACGAAAAGAAAAGAAGAACAAAACTTGACATTGCGCTTATTGTCGGTCTTTCGCTATGCGTGGCTTGCAATGTAATTCAAATTATTTTACGCATAATAGAGATGTCAAGATGACGGATTCAGAACCAAGAAACTGGGGCGGAATCCGTGAAGGTTCTGGAAGAAAAAAACTCTCCGACAGTGGGCGCATAAAAATCCAGGTTGCGCCGCAGAAGGAAGAGGTCGAGCTGATAGACAGTGAGGCAGAAAAAGCCGGAATGAACAGGACGCGCTTCGTGGTTGAGTGCGTGAAGTTCTGGAAAGAAAACCACAAGTAAAATAAAATCTCCTGATACTAGAGGAATTCCCATTGTGGGAATTCCTCTTTTTTTTACTCCACATTGATTTTCTTAAACCTGACTATATGACTATATAAAAGGTTTTTGAAAAAAAATGGGATTTTTTAAGTTTAAGAAAAGAACACTGAACAAGCAGGCAAAAAATCAGCCTGCAAACATTTTTGATTTTTACTCTACTTCGTCTGCATACATAGGAACAGACGGAAAATCTTTTTCCGCGCTGGATAAAATCGCGTCGGAATTTGCCGGGCTTAACTATGGGATTTATGACGTAAAGACAAGGCAGAAAGTAAAAAAGAATTCGCTTTATGCAGTTTTAAGGCAGCCAAATCTTGATGACCGGCACTTCAATTTTTTCTATCAGTCTGCCATAGATTATTTTAATGGCGGCTGCTTCTGGTATGTTGTCAGGGTCAATGATGAGCCGGTTTCCCTTTTCCGCCTTAATCCGGCAGAAGTAAAACTTTCAAGGGATTCAATCACAAACAGACGTTTATTCCTCTACCGTGGCAATGTCTACACATCTGAAACAGTGGTTTATATTCCATCAAGATTTGACTATTCAACACGCAACGGCGGAAGTTCCATTTTTAGCGCGGTAAAAAGCGTCTTTGACACTTCAAGAAAACTTGAATCATTCACGCAGAACAGTTTCACAAACGGGCTTTTAGGCAAAAGAACTGTAATTGACATTGAGGGCGCATATCCAAACATCACCGTTGAGCAGGCAAAAGAGATAAAGGATTCTTTCCAAAGGGAATATTCAGGCGCGGAAAATGCGGGCCGCCCTATCCTGAAGAAAAAAGGCTTTGAATATTCAGAGATTGGAACAACAACAGACAACAAGGCCTCAGAGCTTTCAGAGAACAGAAAATTCCAGAAAGAGGAAGTGGCGGAAGTTTTCCAGCTTCCGACTGAATGGGATGACTTGGAGCGGGCTTTTACGCTTTTCAATGAATTCGCAGTAAAACCGATGGCAACGCAGTTTCAGGAGGCAATCAACAGTCTTCTGGATGAAGAACGTTTCTATTTTGAGTTTGATTATAACGGACTTATGAAAGTTTCCCTGACGCAAAGAATTGATGCGGAAATCAAGCAGATAAACAATGGCTTGCTTTCAATTGATGAGGCGCGCGCACTGGAGAACCGTTCCCCTGTAGAAGCCGGAGACTGCCACTTTATGCCGGTAAACATGATGCCGTGGAACGAGGAAACAAAAGCCGCTTATATGGCAAAGCAGAAAAACGAGGCAAAACAGACAAATCCGACAGATCCAGACGCCCAGCATTTCGGCGGCGGAGATGACAAGCAATAAAAGTGACTATATACAAAAAAGGTGGAAAAAATGCCAGCAAATAAAACTTTAATGGAAAAAATCACGCAAGGTCGCCAATACCGCTCAATGGCCAACGTTGAATTAAGGGAAAAGGAAAACCCGGATTCTTACATTGTTGAAGGATATGCGACAACCTACAACGAGCCTTATTGTCTGGGCGAAAATGAGGACATCCGCATTATGGAGCAGATAGACCCGGACGCGTTCAAGGACACAAGGCTTGATGACTGCATTTTTCAGTATGATCATGAGGGGCGTGTTTACGCGCGGACTTCAAACGGAACGCTTACGCTTCAAAGCGACAGCCACGGATTAAAGATTATCGCTGATTTAGGCGGTACAGAGGAAGGGCGCAAACTTTACAACGAGATAAAAGGCGGCTACACAAACCGCATGAGCTTCGGATTCAGAATTGATGACGATAAAACCGAAAGCTACACAGATAAAGACAACAAACGTGTTTATCTGCGGACAATCACAAAGATAGCAAAACTCTTTGACGTTTCCGCTGTTAGTCTTCCTGCCAACGACGGAACAGAAATCTCTGCAAGAAACTACTGTGAAGGAGTGTTCCAGGACGTGGAGAAACGTATTGCAGATGATGAAGCAAAGAAAAAAGCTGAAGAAGAAAAAAAACAGCAGGAAGAAAAAGAAAAAAGGGAGCGCGCAAGATTAAGGGCGCTTGCTCTCTAAAAAATTATAGGAGTTGCTATGAAAAAGGAAGAATTGCTTGCACGTATTGAAGAACTTTCAAAAGAAAAACGTGCCATTGCAGACAGTTACCTTGACCCAGAACAGAAAGTTGAGGATTTGGACAAACGCGCTGCGGAAATCTCAAAGGAACTTGAACAGCGCAAACGCGAGCTTGCACAGCTTGAAATGCCGGAAGAAAACCCGGAGGAAAAACGCTCTGCCCTCTTTGATTCTGCCGAATGGCGCAAACTTGCGACAGGTGAGAAACGTTCGCTCACAATCGGCAGCACAGGAGCTATCAACCAGATTAAGACACTTTTCAAGGAAATTGCCGACAATGACGACATCCTGAACAAGGTGACTTTCTATTACGGAGCAAACGCTGCAACGAACATCCCGGTTCTTGCGCCTATGTCTGACCCGTCAGACTATGCGGAAGGAGCAACAAGCGTTACTTCTGACACGTCAGCAAGTGTTTCTGTTACAGAAATCCAGCCGAAGGCGTATGCGCAGGTTCTGCCAATCACTGCGGAAGCCCTCACAATGAACACAATCAACCTTGAAGCAGAACTTCCGGGAATCTTCCAGAAGGCGTTCCGCCGGGTAATGCACAAGGGCGTTGTTGTTGGTGAAGGCACAACAAAGAAGATGAAAGGTATTTTCACTTCTGCGGCAGCCTCAACAAACAAGACTGAACTTGCGGGAACTTCAATCAAGGTTCGCGAGCTTCACACACTTGCGCTCTCACTTCTTTCAAAAGATGAAACTTTTGAAATTGTAATGAATCCGTCTGTTTATTCAGGAATCCTTGCCGACACAACAGCGGATGAAACAATCAAGATCTTGAAAGAGGAAATCATCCGAAACAAGACCATTGAGGGCGTAAAAATCCGCCTTGAACCACAGGCACCTGTAGCAACAACTGCGGGTTCAGTTCTTGCGGTTGGCGTTCCTCTTTCACGCTATGCGGTTGGTGTTGCTGCTGAAATGCAGATTGAACCAATCAAGGTGAAAGGCGACACAAACACTTACTTCCAGGCGACAATGTTCTTTAGCGGAAAACAAATTTCCGACAAAGACTGCTTCGCATTGGCGGTAAAAGAGTCGTAAAAACTAATGCACAATGGAGCAAATGCTCCATTGTGTTTTTTAAAGGTGGAACTTATGGCTAAGACTACAAAAGATTCAATCAAAGAAACAGCAGAAACAAATGAACCAAAAATTGAAAAAAAGCTAAAAATCAAAATGGTGAAAACTTATATCGGTTCTGCCGGTTGTTTTTACGCCGGAAGAACGTATGAATCAGATGAAAAGATTTTTTCTGAATTCCTGAAAAACAAGGATGCTGTAGAATGTTAATCTCACCGTCACTTCTGCAAAAATTCAACGGAATCGTCCAGGACACATCAGATGAGAACGAAACCGAGCTTATAAATATCTACATAGGAACGGCGCAGCGTGTAATCTCTGATTATGTCGGCTTTGATTCGGAAACAGTCATTGCGGAAGGTTCAGAATATACAGAAGATACGCAGCAGCTTTTCAGGCTTACTTGCCTAAGAATCGCTACACTTCTGCAAAGCGAGGGCGGCGCAAACATCGGGATAAGCAATGCTTCTGAACCTGGAGTTTCGCGCTCATTCCTTAATGTGGTGGATTATACGCCATATCTGAAACAGCTTTCCGCTTTCAGGAAAAACACAGAGGCTTAGAATGGGCGCGTTTCTTTCTGTTGAGGCGGACGTTCATGGAGCGCAAAAGGCACTTGAAGGAACCAAGAAAAGCCTTAAATCTGTTCGGATTGGAGTGCTCCGCATTGTTGCCAGGGGAGCAGTAAAGGCTATAAAAAGCGGAATAAGAGCAAGCGGAATCCAAAGACGGACTGGCGAACTTTTAAAATGCTACCACTACAAAGTCAAAAAGAACGGTTCAGAGGTGAATATTTTTCCAAAAGCCAATGGCGGCTCAAGGATTTTTCCGAAAGTCTATGTGTTGAACTACGGACTTCCCGGAACAAGGCACAGACCTTATTCATTCATTGAAAAGGGGGAAAAATACGCGGAAGAAAATTCTTATGACAACGAAATAAACAAATTCATACAAAACGAACTAAAAAAATACTGGAGATAAAATGGAAAAAATTTTTGAAATCATAAAACAGTTTCTGCTTGGAACAGTCAATGCGGCAATAAAGAAGTTCAACGAAAAATATCAAGAAAATCTTCCGCTTTTCACAAACGAGAACATTGTCTTTGGCTCAATAGATCCATTTAAGAATCCCACGCAGAAAATGCTTTGCTCCATTTATCCAGATTCACAGAGCAATGAATCAAATGAGTTGTCATATTTTCAGACAATATCAAATTTCACATTAACAATTGTAAACAAAAACGAATTATACAAACAATTGTTAAGCCACATCTGCGCATATTCAAATATTATTATCAAGTCATTTTTAGAGAACTACAACATGAAAACAACTTTTATAAATTCCGCCGGAATTGAAGAAACCGTTTCCGTTGACAATACAGAAATCGGGGAACGGACTTTTTACCCGGATGCGGGAATTGCGGAAAAACAGGCTGCTGCCGTTGAAATAAACTTGACTATATATCAAACAGAAGAAATAGGAGATTAATATGTTAATCAAGAAACATTTGGTCAAACCTTATTTGAACAAGGGCACATCAGAAGCCCCAAATTGGGTTCAAATCAAGAAGGCTACAGAATTCACAAGAAGCATGAATCCTGAAACAGAAGAACGCGACTACATCGCGGACGAAAACCCGACAACGGAGCTTATGGGCTACAAGCCAAGCGAAGAACTGACGGTAACAACCTATAAAGGTGAAGATGACTTTGAGCTTCTTTACCAGCTGTACAAAGACCGGGCAATCGGTGAAGAGGCTAAGCGCGAATTCTTGCTTGTATCAGTCTTTGATTCTGTAGAAATTGAAGATTCTGAGGACGGCGGCAAAAAAAAGACCTACTACTATGCAGAAAAAAGCGATGCGACAGTTGTTCTGAATGAGTTCAACAGTTCAAGCTCAACACTTTCTGCCACAGTGTACGAGAACGGCACATCTGTAAAAGGATATGTGGAATTTGGCGAGGACGGAGCCGTAACATTCACAGCCGGAGCAATGCCGACCGCATAATGATTGACCTTTCAAAAAAGGGCTTGCCGTGTTCTGTTGAAGTTCACGGCAAGATTTATCCCATCCATACAGACTTCCAGTATTACATAATTTTCTCACGCATGGTAAAGGAAAACCACAAACTAGGCGACTTTGATTTTTTCTACGCGGAAGAAATACCGGCAGACCGCCAGCAGGGGCTTAACGAGCTTCTGAAATTCGCATTTCCAAAAAGGGAACTGCCGAAAGACTTAGGCGATGACACAGGCGACATAATCCTTGACTACGAGAAAGACGCGGATTTTATCTACAGCGCATTTTTCCATTACTACAACATTGACCTTATGGCTGAAAATTTTTCACTGCACTGGTACAAATTCAGTTCGCTTCTGAACGGACTTAAAGAAACAAAGCTGAACGACATAATGGGATTCAGGAGCTACAAGCCACGGCAGACAGACGGCAAGGAATACAAAAACCAAATGCTGAAACTAAAGGACATGTGGAGGATTGAAACGCCTCTTACAGAAGATGAGCAGAAAGAACTTGAAAAGTTTGAGCGGCTGAACAGAGGCAAAAGGGATTAATCATCATCCTCATCAGGAACATCTACCGGGTCGTCCGGGTGAAGCGTATTCCAAGCAATACAAACTTTTCTTGATGAAAACCGGTTTGGTTTGCCCTCATATTTATCAGGTTTTGAATCTTTAAAAAAACTTATAATCAAATAAAGCAAGAAAATGCCAAATAAAAACTCCAACATAGGCAAACCCCTTTAATGACTATATTAATAGCAACTTTATAACAGGGCAAGGAAAATCGATGTCAAAAGATAATAATGTAAACATAAAAATTAAGGCAGATTCAAAAGAAGCTGAAAGCGGAATAAATTCAGTTACAGAAAAATTAAATAGCTTAAAGAAGACTTTAAGCTCTACTAAAACAGCAAATTTTTCAACATCTGTAATTGGACTAGCCAAGGCTTTTGGTGTTGCTCTTACCGGCATAAAAAAAGCCGCTAGCGCGATCAAAGACCTGAACGATACCGCTTTAGTCCAGATAAAGGCAGAAAAACAGCTTGAAGCCGCCGCAAAGAACAATCCGTTCCTGAACGCACAGAATGTAAAACAGCTGAAGAATTTTGCCTCTGAACTCCAGAACATCGGAACAATCGGCGATGAAGAGCTTTTGCCGTTAATGGCGCAGCTTGCTTCTGCCGGAAGAACACAGGCAGAAATTCAGGAAATAATGAGCGCGGCTCTTGACGTTTCCGCAAGTGGCGCAATGAGCATGGAAAGCGCGGTAAGAAACCTTAACAAGACATTTTCTGGACTTTCTGGCGAGCTTGGCGAATCAATCCCGCAGATAAAGAGTCTTACAAAAGAACAGCTGCAAAACGGCGAAGCGGTAAAAATCATCGCAAAACAGTACGCAGGAATGGCAGCAGAAACCGCAAAGGCGACCGGCAGCGGAATACAACTTTCAAACGCAATTGGAGACCTTAAAGAACAGCTTGGAATGGGATTTGCCGCAATAATCGCCCCGATTCAAAGACTTTTCACAAATCTTGTGACAAAGGTAACCCAGGCAATCGGGCTTGTGAACGAATTCTTGGGATTCTCAACAGAAGTTGACATCAAGCCAAGCGACGCAGCATTCCGCGACTGGCAGAACCTTAAAAAGGAAGTCGGCGCGCTATCAGATGAAATAGCCGCAAGCGAAAAACTTGTTGAATCTTCCGCAAAAGAAACAGGAACTTTAATCAAGAATGAGAAAGAACTTGCGGACGTGCAGCAGCGCATAGAAGAGCTGAAAGCCAAGGGAAACGACAAAACAAAAGAGGAAAGAACGGAACTCACCCACCTTATAAAGGCAAAGCGGGAATATATAAAAAGCCAGAAAGAGGAAGCTGACTATAATGTTGACTTATCGGAAGCGGAGGCGAAACGCTCAGAAGCGAATGGAGAGCTTGAGGACAAAAAAGCAAAACTTGCAGAGCTTACAGAAAAATGCGCGGAGGCAGAAAAGAAATACAACGAGCTTCTAAAGGAAGAGCAGAAAACAGTTGAAAAAACTGAAAAGCCGAAAGACTACAAGACAGAAAAAGAGCTTGTCTTGAAATGGGGTTCAGAATCCTTGACAGAGATAGAGAAAATGCGGAATGAGCTTGCAACAATTGAACTCTTAAAGGAACAGATTTCAAGCGGTGAAATTGATATTGGAGTGAACATCTCTCAGGTTGACACGGCTATTGAAAACCTGAAAAAAAGTCTTTCTGAAAAGAATTTCCAAAAAGTTGTTTCTAATGTCACAAACGTGCTGGGAACTCTTTCTAGCGGCTTGAACAATATCTCATCATATTTCAACAGCGCAATGGAAAGCCGTCTTTCAGACGTGCAGGAAGAAGCCGAAGCGGAAACAGACAGCCTTAAAATGCAGTATGAGGAAGGGCTTATTTCCTATGATGAGTATTGCGACAAAAAGAATGAGCTGGACAAAAAAGCCGCACAAAGGGAATACAAGATAAAGCTTGCGCAATGGCAGATGGATTTGGCAATGGCGAACGTTTCCGCGGCTCAGGCGGTAGCCAATGCGCTTGCAAGCGGAACACCGCCGGCAAACATCCTGAACGCTGTTGCAGCCGGACTTTTAGGAGCGGCGCAGGTTGCGACTGTGGCAGGAAACAAACCGTCCGCACCGTCATTTTCTACAGGCGGATTCCTTACAGGAAATTCCACCCACGGCGACAAGATACCATTCAAGGGAAACGCAGGCGAAGCAGTCTTGAATCCGGCGGAGCAACGTAATTTTATGCGGCTTGCAAACGGAGAGGGAACGCAAGCCCCTGTCACCGTCAATATGCCAATAACGATTGAAAACAACGCCGCAAATGAAGTAAGCGTTAGCGCGTCCAGCGACTATGAGCGGGTAAGAATAACCGTTGATAAGATTGTCAATTCAAGCCTTAGAAGTGGTGCTTACAATGAAAGCCTTATGGCTGCAAACAGTTCAATGAAAGGAGCGAAATATCTATGACATACGCCGCATGGTGCAGTTCTGTAAACACAAAGTTCTTTGCGCTTACAAACAGCTACGATGACAACACAATCACAAGCGAGTACGCAAGCGGAAGAAAAGTTGTAACCCTTAAGAACACACGGTTTCCAAAGACAATAAAATGCAGTCTTTCGCTGAATGTCAAAAACGGTGAATATGACGCATTCTGGACTTGGTTCACGGACGTTCTTGGCGGACTTGCCGGAGCGTTCACCTGCACTGCCCTAGGAAGCAAATTCTACAGGTTCAAGAGCATTCCCTCTGAAAGCGAGGGGCTTCTGAACAGAAAAATAGAAATGGAGATTGAGGAGATCTACTGATGAACGAAGCCGCACTTTTTCAGAAATATCTTATGGGTGGAGCTTACGCCCTGCCCTATCTGCTGAAATTCTCATGCGGAGATTTAGAGCCTGTTTACCTTGCTGGAAACAATGAGAGCATAACATACGAAGGCAAGACATATCTTCCGGCAAGTTTTGATTATACTCCGCCGGACGTATACGGAAAAGGCGCGACGCTGAAAATTTCCGGGATAAACAACACGCTCATAGAATTCATTGAAAATGCGGATGAGAATTTCCGCCTTGATGTTGTCGCCCTGATAGCAAGCAATGGTGAAATCCAGAAACTGAAACAGTATGAACATTTTTACGGAACTGTAAGCTACAGCGAATCAATGGAAATAAACTTTGAGCTTTCTAGCGATGACCGTATGGATATGACATTTCCGCCATACAAGTTTGATACAGACATGAACAGAGGCAACGCATGAAAAATGTAAAAATAGATGATTTGATTGGAGTTCCATTTGTTGAGTTCGGACGAGATCCAAAGAAAGGACTTGACTGTTACGGGCTTGTAATTGAGGTTGAAAGACGGTTCGGTAAAAAACTGAATGATGTTTCCCTTGAAAAATTTGACGCTGAGAAACTCAAAAGGACACTTCCTGAAATAAACGTAAGAAAAGCGGAAGTGATAAAGCCGGGCGTTATCCTTGAATTCTATGGACGTCAGGACAATAGGTTACACGTTGGCGTAGCTCTTGGCGGTGATATTTTTATCCAGTCAACAGAAAATCAGGGCGTAAGGATTTCTTCAATAAAAACCGCAAAAATGTATCTTAGACTTGCAAATATCTACGAGGTTGAATAATGGGAACAATCAATATATTCAAAGGAATTGGAAAAGACTATAAGACTTTCAGGACAAACGGAACTCTGCGCGACGCATTGAACGCCTTTGTTCCAGAACTGAACATAGAGCACTGTATTTTTCTTAAAGGCGGTGAAACGGTAAGTCCTGACTATGTGCTAAAAGATGATGATATAATTTTCGTAAGGGAAACACCGGGCGCGACTGTCTGCGCGGTTATCGCCATTGCATGCGCCGCAGTTGCCCTAGGATTTGCAATTTACGGAGCTGTAGAACAGCAGAAGGCGCAGGAGGAGGCGGAAAAAGCGGAGCGTGAAAGCAAGGCTCTTTCAGAATCTCCTGAATCGCTTCCGTTCCTGAAAGGCGCAAAGAACAAGAATGCGCTTGGCTATAACATTCCGCTAATTATGGGTTCAATGTACACAGCACCGTACAAAATCACGAGCGGCTATTATTCAATCGGTGGAACAAACGGCGATACACAATACTGGAACATTGCCCTTGTTGTCGGCTATAAAAATTGTGTCATAAATAATCTTTCAATAGGTTCAAGGCTTCTTGTCGGCTACAACACAAGCATTGACGTTCCACGTCTTGACGGCTCAAAGGAAACTGTTTTCTATATGAAGCCAAACACAAGCGTTTCTGACAGCTCCAACCAGTTCTATTATCATTCTGGCACATATTACGCAAAAGGCAACAAGATTCAGATTGTAGACAAGGCCGGAGATATGACAGTCTTGCAGAATAAAATCACGTCCACAAGCTATGGCGATGAGATACCGCATAAGAACGGCGACAAATCCGATTACCTAGAGGGAATCACAAAGGACTTGGAGCAAAACACTTACCGTGCCGACATCTGCATTATGTTCAACGGATTAAGACGCTACGATGACGGTTGGAAAGCAAAAAATGTTGACATAAAAATCCAATGGTGCGACAACAGTGGGAATTCCCCGGAATGGCACGACGCGCAGACAATTTCAACAGGCGACATAAATTCAAACAAGACAGTAAGGTTCCAGACTTCAATTATCTTTTCCGCAGCCCAGTGTTTCGGAAAGGATATTTCAGTCCGCCTTATCCGCGAAACAGAAGAGGAAGAGAAAAACAGCCAGGAAACCTGTTATCTTTGCTACATAAACTGCTGGCAGTATGACGCTGTAAAATCAACAGAGACAAATCTTGTTCCGGCAATTCCGATAGAGGATCCATGGAATGAACGGACATTGCGCATTGGGCTTACAGTTCTTTGCAATGACAGCACAAAGGACACTCTGGATGAAATAAACTGCATGGCTTACGGCACGGCGAGAATCTGGAACGGCACAAAATGGACAGAAACACGCTACCCTACACGGAATCCCGCCGCATGGGTTCTTGAAATCCTTACAACAGAAATCCATCCGCACTCAAAATACCGCGATGATGAGATTGACCTTGAATCATTGGGCGCGCTTTATGAATACTGCGAGAATGAGCAGTTCTTCTGCGATGGAATTGTCACAAAAGATTCAAAGAAAAGCGATCTTCTGAATCAGATTCTGGCTGAATGTTTCGCCACAATGTACAGAAACAATGATGGTTTATGGACTTTCGCAATTGAGAAGAAACAGGAAACTCCTGTTGCGCTCCTGAACGAGCAGAGCATAAAAAGCGTGGCAGTCTCAAAGACTTTTGCGCGCACATCTTACGCCCAGAAAGTAACCTACACTGAACGCTCAACATGGAACATAAACACCCTTTACATAAATGAGAATAACGAAGTTAATTCCGCCGCAATCTACAGAAGCGGAAAAACAATCACTGAAACCGCATTGAATTACATAACAAATGCGGCCCAGGCAATGAAATACGCAAGACGCACAAATGCAAGAAAAAAGCTGCAACCCAGGGAAGTGACTGTGAATGTCGGACACGAGGGCGATTATTACCCGCTTTATTCAAAAGTCCTGCTTCAAATGCGCCAGATGAAAATCGGACTTTCAGGCGGTGTTATCCATTCTGCAAAAGTTGAGGACGGAAAACTTACCCAGCTTAAAGTTTCGGATTTATGCGACTTTACAGACAACACAAAAAACTATGGAATAATTATTCAGGCGCAGAACGGAACAGAATCACGGCTTTTGTGCCTTAAAGTCAACGGCAGCGGAAAAACCCGGATTCTTGACATTGTGAATCCAAGTGCCGTTACTGTCTTACCGGAATACGGAAACATCTATTCATTCGGAATTCTTGATTCAAATGGCGAATTCACATCCGTCACAAATCCAATGACAATATATGACGCAAAGCAAAACGCAAACGGCTGGGAACTAACGCTAAAGGACTATAACGAGGCATTGTTTGATTACGGGGCAATTCCTGAATACAAGACAAACCTTACATCAAAAAAAGAATCAAACACTTCTGTTCCAACTCCAACATACGGCGACATAACAGCCGCATTGACAGAGGCAAAGGCAGAACTGACCAGCACAATCGACATAAACAAATACACCCTAGACATCTCCCCGGAGGCACAGAGCGTACCGTCATCAGAGGACGGAAAACTTGGCTCTGCGTGGTTCTACATTTCCGCATATCTTTACTACATGGACAAGCAGATAACCGACAACATAACATACAAGGCTTATCTTTCAAGCGGAGATGAGGTCGGACAGTGGGATGGAAACAAGGTAAAAATCTCAACAGGATTCTTAAAGGGCGATGTGCTTTATATCACCATAAAAGTCATCTACAAGATTGACGACCTTAACGTTGTCGAGCGAGAAGTCCAGGCTCAGCTCTCACGGCTTTACGGAGCTGACACAACAAAAATCTACAAAATGCTTTTCCCGGACGGAGAGAAGATAAAGGTTGATGACACAGGAGAAGTTGTTGACCCGGAACAGCTGAGGGCTATAAAACGAGTGGCAAGCGGAAAATCAGAGAACAACACCGACTATGGAAACATCACGCTTGAAACTGTTCCAGACGGAAAGGAAACTGACTATTCAGGATATGAGAAAGTCGGAAGCTCCGAATCATTCTCAGAGAAAAAGACATATTACCACGCCACTGTTCCGTTCCTTATAAAAGCCGGGGAAAACGCGGTAATCGGCGACGGAGAGAAAAGCGGAGCGTTATTCTTTATGGAGAAAACAATATGATAAACTACACAAGCCTTGAGAAAATGAAAGCAAGCGAGGTTGCACCGAGCTTTACAGAAGAGAAAGTAACAGCCGAGACATTCCCTCAGGAAGTCGCAAAAGGAACTCTGTACAAGGGATTTGAGCCGCCAAAAGACGCGACAATGCTGAAATTCCGCTACTATTCCCCGGACGGAACGCTCATTGAGCAGAACAATGTTCCGGTTGTGTATGACGGAACAGGCATTGAATCGGTTGTTACATACTATCTTCTTACAGACAAGAAAAACGGCATAACGCTAGAATCAGACGGCTGGACTGATGAAGTACAGACAGTAACCGCGGAAAAACGCTTCCTGTGGACTTACACAAAGACTACCTACACAAACAAGGCTTTTGCCTGCACAGACCCTTGCATAACCGCGGTATTCGGTGAGCAGGGCGAACGCGGAGCAATGTATCTTGGGCATTATGCGAGCGACCAGGACGCATACGAGGACAACAAACTGGCAGTATTCACAGGCGACTATTACCTTAACACAACGGATTCATATCTTTATGAATACAACAAGGAAAACAATATCTGGAAGCGGATAACAGAGCTTACAGACTACCGATACAACCAGTCAATAAATGATATTTTTGAAGCAATCAATAACACCACCAAGAAAGAAGAATTCCTGAAAGCAAAAATTGCGTGGGTTCAGAATCTTTCCGCGGCAATCGCAAGGGTTCGAATGCTTCTTGCAAACGAGATAGAGCTTACAAGCGGAAAAGACTTAAAGGACAACACAACAGGCGGAATAATACGCTCTGCTAACTACGATGGAACTGTAGAGAATGGAAAAATCACCAAAAATGGCACAAACGGCTGGGCAATTGATTATGACGGCAAGGCAGAGTTCAATGATGTTACCGTCCGGGGAGATATAAAAGGTGGCACAATCAGTATAGGTGATAATTTTGAAGTTGACAAAGATGGAATTGTTGACATAAAAGGCGGCAGCATAAATATCAATGATAAATTTATTGTTGATGAAAATGGCAATTTAAATGCAAATGACGGTGTTTTTGGTGCAAACTGCTCATTCGGCGGATTTATTTTGCAAAATGGTCTGATTGAATGCAACATAGGATTTGCAACTTTTGCATATTATAGCTCAAAGACAGTTCTTTTGAAGAAGAGTTCAAATTTGTATGGAGTATTCAGATATGCGACAGGACGTTACGTCTTGGTTTTTAATGATATATCGCCTATCTCTGAAGAAAGACAGACTGTGTCTGGGCTATATCCTTTGAATCTTTTTACAAGTGATAAAACCAGCACAAAATCAGGAATATCAACAGATGACCTGACTCTGAACGGACATAATGCCTATCAACTTTCCTTGCATTTTACCCAAATCAATGAAATAAACGGAGGAATGGTTTTTGATTCAAACAACAACATAACATCAGGAATAGAATTTGATGATTATGTTCCAGTCTGTTCATTCAGCGGAGGCACTTCATTAAAAAAATGGGGAACACCTGCTTTTTTTAGTCAAATTCATATTCCGCAAATACATCAGTTTACCTGGTATGCTGTTGGGCTTTGTTGCCTTGATAGAAACAATGATTCGTATCAAGACCCGGCAGGGGGTTGTGTTATGGTTGTAAAATCTTATGGGCAATTTTCTCTGATTTGATAAGAAAGAAAGACATATTGTTTTGTTAAGGTTGAAATAAAAATCCTTGACAAAACAATAGAATATCTATTGACAATATCAATAAAATAAACTATTATCTTAATCAAGGAGGTCAAGCAGTGAAACTTGAAAAAGTATTAAAACTGTACTGTAAAGTGGCAAAAGCAACGGCACTTTTAGTATCAGCGGTTGCCTTTCTAATCCTAGTGATTAGGTAAGCAACTTGGGGCGGTAAACCACCGCCCTTATAATACTTTTTATCTATGGGGGTGTCAATGAATAAATGTAAGTTAATTATAGAAACAATTTGCTCTACTCTTTTTCTTGTTGCATCGATATTATTTCTTATAGGGGTTCTAAATGCCTAAAGGCGGAAAACGTGAAGGTGCCGGACGCCCAAGACTTTCAGAATCCGGGAGAAAACAAGTCCAGTTCTCGCTTTCGCAAGAGATACTTGATTCAATCACCGAATTTGCGGAAAAACAGGGAACAACAAAAAGCGGTTTCGTTGTGGAGTGCATAAAATTCTACATCGAAAATCACAAATAAAAACGCTTGACCCGACCGCCAGAAATGGCGGTTTTTTTATGCCGGTTTTCTTTGACATAATGTCTATTATAGTGTACATTATAGATATGTATAAAATATTACAAACAGAAACTTATACAAAGTGGTTTAAAAAACTCAAAGACGAGAGGGCAAAGTTTTCAATAGGTCAAAGAATTATCAGAATGAAGTCTGGTAATTTTGGAGATTCAAAAAATGTAGGCGAAAAAGTTTTTGAGTTACGAATAGATATTGGCAAGGGATATAGAGTTTATTTTACGAACAATGGAAATGAGATTGTAATACTTCTGGTGGGTGGGAACAAATCCACGCAAGAAAAAGACATAAAAAAAGCCAAAGAATTGGCAAAGGGGTATTAAAATGGAAAAATTAACTGAATTTGATATGGCAGAATATTTAAACACAAAAAAACTTCAAAAAGGCTATCTTGACTATGTAGCAAAAGAAGGCACTCCAGAAGAACTTATTGAAGCAATAAACACAGTTGCAAGAGCAAAGGGAATGTCTCAAACTGCAAAAAAGGCAGGAATGGCACGCACAAGCCTTTATAAAGCCCTTTCCCCTGAAGGGAATCCAACCTTGGACACATTGAAAAAAATTGCGAACGCAGTCGGCTATAAACTCAATATTTCCTTTACGCCAATCAAGCAATAAATAAAACCTTGCATCACAATTATCATATCTCTCTTAAAAGAAGCTGTGCATATCAGGAAGATGTGCCGGCTTTTTTGTGTTTAACAACAATATTCTTCTATGCAAAACTGACTATATAGGAAAAAGGAAAAATCATGGCAGATGAACTTGAAGTAAAGGAAATAACAGAACTGAATGATGTGTCATTCACAGACGAGTCGCTTGTCCTTGCGTACACGGAAGGCGACGGTATCGGAAAGGCTACATTCGCAAATGCGAAGTCTGCAATCGGTGCGGACATAAGCATTGAGCAGACAAAGACAGGAACAACGCCCAGTGCGGTGAACGAGCTTACCGCCACAGTAAGGAACGGCGGTACAACAGAGACAAAGAAATTCGTTATCAGGAACGGAACAGGGCTTTCACAGGCGGCACAGACAGAATCAACGGACGCGAACGGACTAAGAAGCAACTCTGTCTCGCTTAAATCCAGCGACACAACACTTGTGGATGACATCAGCTTCACTGTAAAGGACGGTGTCGGGATAAAGGCACACTCAACAGCGGAAAGCACGGATGGCAACGGACTAAGAAAGAGCACGCTCAGTATTTCATATACAGACGGAGAATCGGACAGTATCGAAGTCAAGGACGGAATCGGCGTAAAGTCCGCCGTACAGACCGTAACAAGCGATGATGACGGAGGAACAAACGAGTTTTCAATCACATTCACGGACGGACAGACAAAGAAAATCAGCGTAAAGAACGGAAAGACAGGAACAGGTGCCACTGTGGCGACCGCAGGAATGTACGGATTCTATATTGACAGCGGAAACCTTGTACTCTCATACAGCGGAGACACGGCACCAAGCCTAGCCCTCAATTCAAGCGGCGAGCTTATATATTCATTATAGCATAAGGAGTATCAGGAATATGCCAACAGTAAATCTTGGACAGGTGGCTGCGTTCATAAAGAGCGTAACAGCCAAAAAACTTGCGGAGGGTGCAGCCCCTACAGTAGAGAACAAGGGAACAGAATCAAACGCGAAGCTTGAATTCGGGCTGCCGGAAGTAATCGCGAAATCCCACAACATACCGCGTCTTGTGCCGAAGGACATAACGTCATACGTTACGGACGGCACACTTTGGAAAAGGCTTGCCGGAACAGACGGATTTTCCCTGCACGAGGACATCTATGTGGGCGACTACATAAAGATGAGCCGTCCTATAACCGTAAAGGGAAGCTATGACGGCACGCAGGGGTCGCAGTACGTTACCATAGCCGGAATAAGCACACTCAAGGGCAACGGTGACACAATCAGCATGGACTATGAGCATCTTGTGATGGTTCCGGGTCAGGGGTTCGGCGGTACGCAGCATTTCGGACGGCAGCGTATGAACCCGGCAAACGACACCACAGGCGGCTACAAGGCAAGCGAGATGAACACGACACATCTTGGCTCTGTTGCGTCAGCAGGAAGCACCGACGCGGACGCGACAATAAACCAGCAGCTTTATGCCGAGTTCGGAACCCACCTGAAGACAACAAGAGAGCTTGTCAGCAACAGCGTGAACAAGGATTCAAGCCAGAACAGGTACCCAGGACAGAACGGAGCCTCAAACGGATGGGAATGGATAAGTGCCCAGGCTATCCTTATGAGCGAGGTTGAATGCTATGGAAGCGTGGTTTTCAGCTCATCAGGATTTGACACAGGAAACGCAAACCACTGGCTTCCGCTGTTCCAGTTCAGCAACTCCGCAAGGAACAACAGGAGTGCATATTACTGGCTAAAGGATGTAGCGTCTGCGGCGCTTTTCTGTTTTGCGGACGGCCATGGCCTTTCCTACTACCTCAGCGCGGGCAATACGAACGGTGTTGTCCGTCCCCGCTTTGTAATCGCATAACTTTAATCTCCGCCCCTTGTGGGCGGAGATGGCTTGATAAGGTTGACTATGCATACAAGAGCGTCCGCTCAGTGGACGCATTATATAAATCACTGTTCAGCGAGGTAAACAAATGAACACAGAACAAGACTTTGAGAGACTTAAAATCGAGGCAAGAATCGGCGAGCTTGTGTCATCCCTTTCGGCGGCTTCCAGCGGCATAGGAGACTGGAAGGTAATCAAATGCTACGAGGCAAAACTTCTTGGCGAGGAACTGCCATATGACATTGACGAGCTTATGTCAAAAAGGCAGAAGGCACGCGACGAAATAAACGAGCTTCAGCAGCAGCTGAAGGAGTACGAGTAATGCAGAGCGGTATCATTCTTTCGCAGCAGGACATAAGGCGGATAATCGCGGAGTATTACCACGTTACAGAGGACAAGGTCGTGCAGAGCAAATACTCTTTCTTTGTAATCCAGGATGAGGAGAGAAAAGAGAAGTAAATTATTGCAATAGCGGCATTTTTTTCGCCGCTTTTTTTATTCATGCAACATCTTTTCTGACTATATAAGTGTTATGGAAAATTCAGAATTCTTATGGCGTTTAATCAGTGTTATCGTGTTTGTCTTGCCAATCGCGGGGCTTATATGGAAAGCCGCGGTTCAGTCCGCAAGGATAAAAGATATGGCGGAAAAATTGAAACGGCTGGAACAACAGGTTATTGAAAATGAGAAAAACTCAAAGTCTGATATTTCAGAAATCAAGCAGAGTATCAACCAGATAAACATATCAAACGCCGAGATTCTCACATCCCTTTCATTCATTAAAGAAGCTCTTTCAAAAAAGGAGGGCAAACAATGACACATCCACAGACAAAAGCAGATTTAATAAAAGAACATTGTTCACTTATCGCCAAAAACGCCTGCTGCGCTTTTACAGCCATGTGGCTTGCCGGATATGAGCCGGAAGATTCAGAGGCGATTGTGACAGTTGCAAAGGCGATTGAAGCCAAAGTTCTTGGCAATGACTGCACGGTAATATGGCAGCCGTTTTTCAAATGGCTTACCGGGCGAAAAATCTCAGTGGAGTTCAGAAAAATCAGTTCACTTTCCGACTTGATGGACGTTCCCGGAAGATGCGCCGTAAAGTTCACTTATAACGGAAAATCTCATTGGGTCGGAGTTGAAAACTGCAAGGTCGCCTTTAATTCCCTTGAAAATTCAGTGTGCGTGAACAAAGGCAAACCGACAGACGCAAGAATAATCAGTTTGGGGTAAAATATGAAATTTGATGAATGGATAAAACAGAGCTATCCGAACAAAGGAAACAACGAGCATACAGTTTATTCAATAAACGATATGCACGGTGCTTTTTTTGCAGGCACAATGCACGGAACACAAAAGGAAGAAGAAACAGAAAACGCCCTGAACAACAACGATAACAACGAACAAATCGTAATTCCTGAACTTCCAAAAAAGAAAACGTATAAGGCAAAGACAACAAGCCTTATTGCGCAGATTATAGCCGCCCTTTGGGTTGCCGTATGGTGCGCAAAGAAGTTTATGACTTCCGGCGGAGAAACAAACGACATCATTCTAAGCGGTTTTGCAATCGCAGCTTGTTTCAGTCCGGTTTATTTCAACATGATTTTAGACAAGGTAAAATCAATCAGATTTGGAGAGTAAAAGATGACAAAGTTTCTGGTTACATTGATATTCATTCTTACAGTTCTTTTTTCAATCTCTCTTCTTGTGATTTATATACAGGGAAAATTCTATAAGTCGAAAATCCAGCAGAAAGAGGCGGAAATCATAAGCCGATGGAATGAAACACGGAACAAGCAGCAGGAGATTTTGAACAATGCGAAAAACAAAAAAGACAGTCTGCACACTGGCAGCAATGCTGATAATTTCAACAACAGCCTTGACATCTTGCAGAACATCTCAAATCACGGCTGTTGAACCGCTACAGATTGACACACATTTTCCACCGCCTTACGATGAGAACGGCGATTCAATCGTGTCATTCGATGATGACAATACCGTAAAAATGCCGTTATGGTACTGGCTTAAAATCACAGAATACGCGGTTGACACAGAATCAAACAGACTGCTTCTCACAAAGTAAAGCGAATGTTTCTGTCTGCCAGCTTGTAATTTCCGCAAGGTCGGCGGCAGAAAAATTTGTGTAAACTTCCTGAATTCCTTTCAGCGAGTGCCCCGCAATCTTTTCAACCTTGATATGGTTTATCCCCTTTGCCTTCGCATTTGTAATAAAAAAATGTCTCAGGGAATGGGAACAAAGGTTTCTTTCAACTGCATTTTCACATTTTCTTTCAGCAGGAACAAAAAGCCTATAGAAGCGCGGACTTGAAATCTCTTCCGGCATGACAAGATTCTTTATGTCTTCCGTTATGGGGATTTTCCTGGACTGCTTGTTTTTCAGCGGTTCGTATTTATGCTTCAAAAGCTGTTTTTCAAGGTCAATATATAGAATTCCGTCCTCATCCTTTATGTCGCATAGGCGTACGCCATTCGCCTCTGAAAATCGCATTCCAGTAAGAGCCATAAGCAGAATGATATTGGCGTAGTCGGGAACTTCCTTCACCAGCATTTTTATCTCTTCCAGCTTAAAGGCGTCACGCGGCTTGTTTTTGAATCCAAGGCTTTCCAACCCCTCAAACGGATTCTTTACGATAAGATTGTCCTTATATGCGGTTATGATGATTCTTTTCAGCAGCGAGAAAGTGGAAGTGACAGATGACGGAGCAAGCCCTTTTTTAAGGAGAAGAACGCGCAGCTGCTTCAGCGCAGAATAATTTATGTCCGTCAACTTCGTGTCCTTCAAGACCGGCATAAGATGATTTTCAAGGCTGTTTCTGTACTGGTGCAAGGTATTCTCTGTAAGTCTTGTCACACGATCCATAACAAAAGGGCTTCTTGAATCCAAGAAATGCGCGGCATATTTCCCGAATGTTATTTCTGTTTGACAAAGGGAGTTTGACTTATATAATTCATTAAGAAACTGTTTGGCTGCATTTTTTGAAGTCAGCCCCGTACTTTTCGGAACAGTCCGTTTCCCGGATGAATCATAAGTTCTGTAATACCAGTATTTTCCGCGCTTGTAGATTGAATAAGGTTGTCTGTATCGGCTCAT